GGTACCGGATGTTTGCCTCGATCGCCGCCTTCTTCTCAAGCGCGACGGCAGAGCTGTTGCTCACGCCGTTGACGACCGACACCTGTTGGGTGGCCAGGTCGCCCGCGGACTGCGGGACGCGACGCTTGTGAAGCACAAGCTTGGGCAGTTGCACACTATGACCCGTGTAGGTGTAGGTGCGGGCGTTCTCACGATCAGAGAACTCAGTCAGACTGGTCGTCATTACGGCCATGTTTTATGCCTCCTGTAGGCAGACTGGACGGAGTTAGACTCATACCCTCGTATACCGCGAGATGCGGCGCCAGCGGTGCTCTGGGTTTTCAGGCCCATTACCCCATTGCTGGAAGATGACGGCGACTACGTTAAGTAGCTGCCGCACCTTAGGGAGAGTCAGGTGGACGGGTGTTAAGGAAAGAACCCGTGGTGTACGAAGCTTCCTCAAGAACGTAGCTCGGCCTTGCGCCGAGTGCGAATACGCGAGGAGATTCCCCTTATGGCATTCGGCAACTGATACGGTCCGCTGAATAGCGACCCGGAAACCAATAGCAGCTCTTGCATCCACTGTGTGGAGGCTCGCGAGGAAGGCCTTGATGGCCGTCCCAAGGTTGAAGAAATAATCGACAACCCAGCTGTATGGTATCAGTTCATACCCCGTGATTACGGGGTTAAAGAACGCAGATTTGCGTCCTGCCGGCGCGCCCCTTCGGCGCGCGATAGCCAAACCTCGATAGGATAAGGTCGCCTCGTCGGAGACGAGGACGGTGGCATATTCCTGGAATCCTCCAGGGGCTGTGTCCACCGAGAACGACTGACTTTGCAGGATAACGTCAGCCTTGGCGCGGCCCTTAAAGACATTTGACTGCCCTATTTCTAGGAGCATGTCAGTGATGTCCTCCAGGTCACGTTGCAGCTGCATCCAGCCAAAGTTCCATTCGAGGAGCATACCTGAAGCCGTCTTTGCGGTTTTAGCAGCGTCACGCTGTTTCAGGATGCGAGGGATGTCAGTCAGTAAGCGCAACATGCGCTCGCGAGCTCCCTTTAGGAGCATAACTGTCTGACCAAACTCGCCAAGGAAAGTGAGAGCATCGAAGCCCTCCCAGAACTTGGCGTAAGCTTCTTGTAGCACTAAATCTTGCTGGGCAGACGTAGGGTATTGCACCCAGTCGTCAAATAGCATGGCCTGTTGGTCCGTAAGGGGAAATACCCCAAGACCGTCAAAAGGGTGTACAGCAATGGACGCAGTTCGCGGTCCATTACACCCCGTTGGCCAAGTTAGCTCAGCATTGCCCTCAGCACGCCAACTGCAGTCGAACCGCACATATGGGTTCAATGGCAGCAGCCGCCCTTCCTTCAAACAACGGGCTTTACCGCCCGCCGTAGATGTCAGATACGCCCGGCCAAAACGGCCGGCAACGTTTATTCTGGCGGTGAAAGGATAGGGAAAGCACGTCTCTACAGACGTGACATCGCGTGTCTCGACCCCGGTCGAGAAATATCTGATTGGCATGTGCTAGTCACCACGGAGCTCCGCGACTTGCCCGCGCAAGCCGGCAGGCGGAGGACAGGATGTCAGGGACGTTTCGA